TCTTCGCCGACAGCCGGGACAAGAACGTCAATCAATGGACTAAACTCTTCTATCACTGCATTTTGGTCGTTGACGTCTATGTTCAAAATATCTAAAAACGTCGACAGGCTTTCTTCTAATGTCGATACGTCGGACACGCTGAATCGGAGAGTAATCAATGCGCCGATATTTTCAACCACCGATATGCTTTCAGATACCGATATGGCGATAGGCATTTCAAATGATACGCTCTCCTGTGTTGATATCTCCTCCGCAACGATTCCCAACTCAACAATGATATCAAAAACTTCGGCAGACTCTGTGACGCCGACGGTAGCGTTTACATCGATAAGAAGCAACGGCATAAGAACGTCGGCAACATCTGTCTGCGTAATGTCATCGGCTACAGATAATAATAACAGAGGGAACACAACGTCGGCGCTGTCGAGGACATTCACGGCGTCCATAACAACACCGACCTCAACTATCAAATCGATTATGCTAATTGATTCCGTGATAAGAACGTGAAATGGGTCAAGGACATTAATATTAAGGACGTCTAATTGCGCCTCCGCAAAGTCCTCCGTGCTGATATCGTCCGAGACGTTAAACAACGGCAGACTTACGATAAAGTCTTCAGACACAGAAATCTCATCAACGGCATTTTTTATTTCCCGTGGAGCGAGGAATAGAGTTAACGAAACATTTTCTGCTATAGATAAATCCTCGCCTAACGCTAACGAACTCGCCCAACTCACTCCCGCCGTTAAAAATCCCGTTGATACCGTGTCCGTTAAGGTCGACGTAAAGCCGGCTAACCGATATGCATAGTTGTCGCCTTGACCGATAAAGATTGGGTTCTCACCTTCAAAAGTTAAGTCCCCGTAATTGTCTGCAAGAATACTTACCGTATCCAACACAGTCGTTGAGAACCCCGACATTTTATCTAGGGAATTCTGTTGGTCGTTCAGACAATACAAATTGCCGTCCTTCATATGTATGCCCTGAATCACATCCGGCAACCCTATGGAATCTGTTACCGTGGACGAGAACCCGGAATATTTATAAACATATGCAAGGAGGGGCGTCCAATTAAATTCAGATAGAGTATAAACATTGTCATTTGCGTCAATGCTCATACCAATTTGCAGTTTCCCTTCATAGGCAGAAGTGAAACTGTCGAGGACGGTATTTGTGAACCCACTGCACTTCCAAACCTTATTCCAATTGCTTCCGTAGACATATAAATTATCTTTACGGTATACTATCGCCTTAACATTCCCCTCGCCAATCGGCGGGGACGTCGTGCCTAGAACGTTATCCGTGAACCCTTCATACTTATAAATTAAATCCGTAACCCGGTTTGAGGTATACAAATTCGCTTGTGCTACGCCAACCTCATTCGGCGGGTAGTGAACCCATAAATCAATGTCCTCTGAAACAGAAATCGAGTCGTTAACGTTTGGAATAAGAACCAAAATAGCGCCGATAAATTCAGTGAGGCTAACCGCCTCGGCTACCACACCCAACTCAATAATAATATCCGTTAGCAATGCAACCTCTGTGACGAGGATGTCTTGCGAAATCACAAGATATAAATCTGGAAGTTGAACAGCAATGTTTTCAATAGCAGAAATATCGTCCCCGGCAAATAATTCAATGATGATATCGTGCATAGAAATCTGCTCGGTGACCGCAACGGCGTCAAAAACATCCGGGTTAAGACTGCCGATAAATATATCAAAGTCATCAACAACAGAAATCAAATCGGTTACGATTCCGAGTTCGATTATAATATCCGTCATACTCGCAACGTCATTCACCGACAAAATTTCATTAACGGAGAGGAATAATTCAGAAAGCCCGGCGGTAGCGGTCTCGACTACAGATATTTCGTCAAGGGCCGTAAATAATTCAATAACGATATCAAATAATGTGGCTTGTTCTTCGATATTCACGACATCAAAAGCGAACAACTCAACAATAATATCGTGCATATTAATGTCTTCGGAGGTCGCAATCTCATCAAAAACTAAAAGATTGTACTCGCCAATGAAAGCCGTACCGAAGTCTTGGACAGAAATATCCTCAATAAACAAAGGCATCTCAATGATAATATCAACAACCTCTACGTCCTCTACAACCGTTATCTCATCAAAAATGTTAATGAAAAGAACCGTTAACCCGGCGTTGCCGTAGTCCTCGGCGACTATATTCTCTGAGGCGACTAGCGACCACGCATCCAAGTATATTTGGAAATC